GTCAATCAAGGCATATATTGCTAGTCAAATAACATTAGAAGATTTAGATATTACAGACGGTTCTTCAACCATTGCTATTGATTTAGATAGTGAAACTTTAGGATTACTTGGTGGTGTAGGTATCACATCTACAGCAAGTGGCAACAATGTTACCTTTGCTATAGACGCAACTGTTACAACCCTAACAGGAACACAAACTTTAACAAATAAAACACTAACCTCACCCACGCTTACATCACCAGTATTAAATACAGGTATATCAGGTAGTGCGTTTCTTGATGAAGATGATATGTCTAGCAATAGTGCAACTAAACTTGCCTCACAACAATCAATCAAGGCTTATGTAGACAATCAACTTACTTTAGAAGACCTAGATGTTACAGATGGCTCTAACAATGGTTCTATTGACCTTGATAGTGAAGTTCTTGGATTGTTAGGTGGCACTGGTCTTACTTCAAGTTTAAGTGGTAATAACTTTACTTTTGCTATAGATGGTACAGTTGCAACACTTGCTGGTACACAAACATTTACTAATAAAACATTAACATCACCAAAGATAAATGGCTCTACTGCAATAACAACAACTGGTACAGAGATTAATGTTTTAGATGGTGATACAAGTGCAAGTTCTGTAGTAATTGTAGATGCAGACCAATTTATAGTTAACGATAACGGAACAATGAAACAGATAGCTGTAACTAGGCTTGATACATATTTTTCAGGTACAACAGCAACACTTACAAACAAAACATTAACAAGTCCTGTACTGAATGGAACATTATCAGGTACAGCATTCAAAGATGAAGATAACATGGCTAGTGATTCTGCAACAGCAGTAGCAAGTCAGCAATCTATAAAAGCTTTTGTTGAATCACAGATAACTGCACAAGATTTAGATGTCTCTGATGGTAGTAACGATATATCAATAGATTTAGATTCCGAAACACTTACATTAGCTGGTGGTACTGGAATAGATTCAACTGCAAATACTAATACAGTAACTTTTGCAATAGACAATACCGTTGCAACTCTTACAGGTAGTCAAACACTAACAAACAAAACAATTGATGTTGACAACAACACAGTAAGCAACATAGAAGTAGATAATTTAAAATCAGGTGTATTAGATACAGATTTATCAAGTGTTGCAGGTACAGATACTACATTAGCTTCTGCAAAAGCCATTAAAACTTATGTAGATAGCCAAGTTACAGCACAAGACCTAGATATAAGTGATGGTAGTTCTACAATAGCAATAGACCTTGATTCTGAAACTTTATCTTTGCTTGGTGGCACAGGTGTAACAAGCACTGCTTCAGGCAACGGTGTAACATTTGCTATAGGTCAATCTGTTGGTACAGGTGATAATGTCCAATTTAATCAAGTTACAAGTGCATTAGTTGGTAACGCATCAACTGCAACTACATTACAAACAGCTAGAACAATCGGTGGTGTATCTTTTGATGGTTCTGCAAACATAGATTTAGCTGGTGTGAACACTACAGGTAATCAAGATACCAGTGGTAATTCTGCAACTGCTACAGCTTTAGCTAATGCTCGTACAATAGCTTTGTCAGGAGATGTAACTGCATCTGGCGTTTCTTTTGACGGAACAGGAAATATCACATTATCCACCACAATAGCAGCTGACAGCGTGGCTCTTGGAACAGACACAACTGGTAATTTTGTTGCTGGAATTAGTGGTACAACTAACGAAATAGAAGTATCAGGTTCAGGAAGCGAAAATGCTACAGTAACAATAGGTTTACCTGATAACGTAACTATTACAGGCAATCTAACTGTTAACGGTACAACAACAACCGTAAATACATCTACATTAGAAGTAGAAGACCCATTGATAAAACTTGCAAAAGCTAACAGTGGTGCAGATAGTGTTGATATTGGCTTCTATGGTTTGTATGACACTTCAGGCTCACAAGATTTATATGCAGGTTTGTTTAGAGATGCAAATGATTCTGGTAAGTTTAAATTATTTAAAGATTTACAAGCAGAGCCAACAACCACAGTAAATACTTCTGGAACAGGATATGCAGTTGGCACTTTGGTTTCTAACTTAGAGGGAGATGTAACAGGAACTCTACAAACAGCAGCACAGCCAAATATTACAAGTTTAGGAACATTGTCAGCATTGACTGTTACAGGAGAAATAACAGCTAATGGCGGTATTGCTTTAGGCGATAGTGATAAAGCAACTTTTGGCGTTGGTGATGATCTGCAAATATTTCATACAGGCTCAAGTAGTGTAATTGCAGATGCAGGAACAGGCGATTTAAAAATAAGAGCAAATGATCTAATAATCCAATCATACTCTTTAGAGCATAATTACATACAAGCTGATGAAGGTGGTGAAGTCAGGTTATATCACAATAATTCTGAAAAATTGAATACAACAAGTTCAGGAGCAACAGTAACAGGAACACTTACAGCAACTACACTAG